AACATATCTGGTGAATCATATTCAATTTTTTTAGCACCCTTAATTCTGACTACTCCATTTTTATCAGCAGTAATATTAACATCACCATTTGTACCAATTATATTCACACAAGTGCCACCCTTCTTTGTATTACCACCTGTTAAAGTAAGAGTATCATCATTAAATAAATTAAGATGACCTGCCTTTGATAATCCAAAGTATGAAGTTTGATCGTTCTGTTCAAATATTTTTCTCCATATGGAACCTCCACCAAAATCAACCGTTTCGTCTCCAAAACATTCTATGAAATTAGGACCTGTATTAAATGTATATTTTGACCAATTGTATGCAGAGGTGTTTTGTGCCATATTTTTTTTCCTTTATCGTTTATATTTATTAGTAACCATAACCACCTCCACCTCCACCAGATGGTGGACTACTTGGTGGTGATGATGGTGGTGATGGTGGTGATGATGGTGGTGAACTTGATGGAGGTGAAGATGTTGTTGAACTCTGTGTATCGTTTGTGGATGTCATACTTGTTGTAGGGGAACCACCATATGATGGAGTTGAAGTAGATGTTGATGTCACTTGTTTAATAATATTTGTGGTTGAAATTTCAGTTAAATTAGCGATTGCTACTCTACTTTGTGCGGGAGTATCATAAATTACAGGATGTGCAGATGTGGTATGTGCAGCACCCACCATCTTTCTACCAGTTTTTGGATGTATATGAAATGGTCCATAATAAGGATCACCATTTACGAATCCTACAATACCATCACGAGGTGTAATACAATCGATAACTTGTTTAATTTCACCTTGATATGATGGTCTTGGTGCGATCTGTGGTCTTATGATTGCTCCGTATCCAGTGAGTGTTTCAATATCTAATTTTGGTTGACCCTTTACAGGTAGCACGTTAAATCTTTGAGGATTTGGAGGAATAATATTTAATATTCTGCCATTATCATCTAAAATTTTTGTATATTCATTACCAACATTATCTGTGATAATATCATCCTCTTTATATGCTTGACCTGGATTTATTATGGCAACGTGATCAATTACATAAACATTATCATCATCATTCTCTTCAATTATAGGATAATTTTCACCTGGTGTAACTACGTAAATATCAGTAACTTGTTGGTAAGTTGGTGAGGCAGGATCATAATCAATCACTGCTCTTGCATGAGCTCCATATCCTTGCTTACAATTATCAGTTATTTCAACCTCTGGTGGTTCTGTAAAACCATCACCTAAATTGTTTAACTTGACTCCTATGAGACTACCAGTTCTTTGTGTACCTATGCCCACAGCGTCACCTATGATTGCTTCTGCTTCAACACCCTCTCCATCACCACCAAATACTTTAACTTGTACTCCCTTACAATCTGTTGGTGGAGCAGCAGAACATTCACCGCCATAACTAGGTGAACTCACATCTGGATTCATAAAATCAAATACACCAAGTTGACCCAATATACCACCAGGTGCACCAGATGCCTCTTGTAATGCTTGTGCTGCATTTGCGATACTCATAATCTTTTCAGCAGCGACACCTGGCATATCCATTGGACCTTTCCCTAAACACCAGATACCTGTTGAATTATCACTTGTTTGTGGTTTAACGCAATCAACCGCTTGCTGAACTCCTAGAAGACCACTTGCCTTTCCCCTTAAATCACTTACTAAATCAAACCCACCTAATATTTTACTTACTCCACCCAACTCAGGTGCTAAATTTTCTCCTATACCATTAACTATTTTATTAAAAATTGCTCCAGTAAATTGTTCTGCCATACAATCAGTAGGATTATCAACATTGTCTGTAAAATTAGATAACATTGATGTAATATCTGGAAGTAGTGATCCACCAACTGCCTCATTCAGACAGGATATTTTTGATGCTAATGCATCAACATTTGGTATCATTGCAGTTATAGCAGCAGAACCTGCAACTTTTGAAATGGCAGTATTTTTTGTAGCTAATAAAGTTTTTGAATAAACATCATTGTATAAACCATTCAATCCACCATTTAAAACACTTGACATTGTACCAAAGATACCACTTGTTATGCCTCTCGTAAATTTAGATGAAATATTATTTAAATGTTTTGCACCATTCATCACAGCAGATAATCTACCTTTTGGATCAGAATTATTTGCTTGTTTACTTATATTTTTTAATGTTGCATTCATCTCAGATTGTGGATCAGTACCAGCGTGTGATATACATTGTCCCATCACATCTGAAGTTGTACGAATTTTTTCTCCTGTTTCGCCTTCTAACCTTTTCTGTAAATTTGGATCAACATCAAGAATGTTTTGTGTAGTGGAGGTTGTACCATCATTAGACTCGTTATTTTGATCTCCCTTAATATCTTTTTTTTGAGTTATCCTTTTTTCTTCAGGTTTATTATCTTTATCATATCCAGAGAATGGTTGGAATGGAAATGGCGATTTCCTATCAACAGCATATGATGAATTACCAATTACACCAAATATAACAGGTTGTTGTGCATCATCACCATCTAGAAAAAATCCAATAACCACATCACCCGCATTAATACGTATGGGTTGCTTATATCCTGCTTTACCAGATCCTGCTGTTGGTGGAAGAATAACTGTTGCCCAAGGTAAATCTTCATCTTTTAATTCAACTGTATTCTGTGGGTGATAACCCATAATACGAACTTTAACACGATTACCCCAAGACTGTGGTGTTCTATTCCATTGAAACACTGATGTTTTTCTAGGTGGAATTTGACCGACCCACCAACGAAAACCATCTCTTCCTAAAAAACCGCTATTTAAAATATTATTTTCAATCATTTTACCCTCTTACCAAATGTATCTTTAATTAATTTTAACTTTGTATATGATCCATCACTTTGATAAAAATGAACTAATTCTTTTATCATATATAGACCACTTTGTTTTGTATCTATAACCTTATCCTGATCAGTTGTAATCTTAGCAAATTGACATTCAATTAATCCACCAGCAACTAAATTTGTATTTAATGGAATTGTCATTGTACAATTATTTGTAAATATAGTATTATATCTCATCATTGCTTGAGACTTGTATTCCATAGGTTCAGCATTTTTCTTTCGTGAATTTTTTCCTGCTTTTTCTGTGACTCCAATATCTATAGTTCCAGTCATAAATCTACTTGGAATATCACCTAATGTTTTACCTTTTTTATCAACTGGTGGCAAATCAATTTTGAAATCCTCTCCTAAATTTTCCATTTTTTCAGCATAGTCACTCACTTTGAACATTCCCTGCTCAGTATTTGTAAATTCAAAAGTTAATGGATTAAAATACATACGGTATGTACAGTATGCACCTCTTTCCAAATTATTAATTAAATTTTGATTTCTGGTTACACTATATTGTAATATTTTGAAATCAACATTTGGATCTTGTGTATCAACAATGCCAGGTGAATAAGTATATTTCTCAGGAAAAGGATCTTGAGTAACTAAAGTATCAACAGATTTAAAATTATATCCATCTTGAGTTTCATAGAAAAAATATCCTGCACTTGCACTTTTTCCAGAAGAATTACCAGGCACTGATTTAGTCGCTAACCAAGTCAATATAGTAAATGGTTTCTTCATATTACCCAAGAATCCATATAAATTCATAGTTTCATCAATATTCAATTGTTTCTTACTAAGTAAATATTTTTCTATAATTTCTTTAACACTATCTGATATGGGTTCAGTTGATGGAAATTTTTTACCAACTCTTGATGTTTCATTCGTTATTGACTCCCTTGACACTAAATTCAAAGTAAATGATTCACTTTCAGCATCAATCAATACATCTCCAATCGCAGATACGAATAATTCATTTTCCTTTTCCTCCGTGAATTCAAGGGCACGATTGATGCTGGAGTTAGCAGGTATTTTTATAGAGACTCTCTCACCACCTCTCAATGGTAATCCATTATACATTGACACTCTATCTCCATCTTCATCTGTCATCACATTACCAGTGCTTGCAATTAAAACAGTTGCAGTCACCATAGGTGAATAAACATCTTCAAAATAACTAAAGTTTATAACACCACCACTTACATCAACTGTTCTTTCACCATCAGCTGATTTTATTGTAAATATTTCAAATATGCTAGGATCTTTTGCTGCCATTAGGTATATTTAAGAGTGCTACCACTTTGAAGTCTTAATAAAGTGGATATGTCAGATTGACTTTTTTGAGGGATTTTATTACCACCATCACTATTTACCATAGGTTGCGGTCCTCCACCTCCCATAGCCATGGATTGTTTTTCAATTATTAATGTTCTCGTTTTCGGTTTTTTCCTTCCTTTTAAATTTTTTAATTGTCTTCTTGGTGGTACAATATTTTTTACCATATTCATTTTATCCTTACCTTCAACTTCTGGTTTATCCATACTTTCAGTACTAGCATTATTTTCCATAGAAGGAATATCTAACGCCATTTTACCACCTGATTTAGGTGATTCCATTTTATCTTCATTATCTTTTTTCATTGATCTATTTAAATTTTCCCCAAATTCCTCTATAATCCCCTCACCATTTGCTAAAATCTCATCATCGAGATCTGGTATAGATTGCTGACCTTCAATTAAGTCCATTGTATTTTCATTATCAATTACCTCACCACTTTGATCAAATTGAACTATTTCTGGACCCTCTTCTCCAACTAAAATTGGTTGTCTACTATCAAACGGACCTCCTTCAGCTCTGCCTTCAATTTCCTCTCCTCCTTCATCTTCATCATCATCCGTTTTACCAAGTCCAAATAAATTTTTAATGCCCTGAAAGAAACCACCTTGATTCTCATTCTCTGAATCATCAGTGTTCTTATTATTATTATCTCTCCTGTCATTTTGATCCATAAATCCACTTAGACCAGCATTTCGTATATCTTCATCAGTTGAAATTAAGTTAATTCCTTGTACAAAATCTTTACCCAATGAAAATAATGCTCGACTACCTTGTTGAAAAAGTTCACCTGCTTTTTGTATACCCGCTCTAAAATCTATTTTTGAAATAACTCCAAATAATTTTCCAAGACCTGCACCAATACCTTTTAAAAATGTTGTGATAACTTTAACAAATCCCGTCATTATTTCAACAACTTTTTTAATCATTCCAAATAATTTTTGAAATGCAGCAATAAGTTTAGGAAGGTTTTGTAATGCCCATCCAACTAGAAGAACACCAAGAAAATCAAGTATCCTACCAAAAAATCCTCTTGTACTTTGTGCAAAAAGATTACCTTGTTTTTTTGCAACTCCTGTGACTGAAGACGATTCTAATTCATCCTCTCTTTGTTTTCTGAGTACATTTTCTCTCCTTTTATTAAAAAACTCACTATCTTTTCTTATAATATTTTTTTTAAATAAATTTGTTTTTCTCTGTTCCTGTAAAATATCTGCTGCATTTTTTCTAATGTTTAACAATCCCTCTCTTAAACCTGAGATAGATTTTTGTATTCTATCAATACTAGATGAGGATTTTCTAAGGGAATTTCTTTGTCCAGATATTGACATTATGCTACCCCCATTTGCATGACAGAGTACATGGTATGAGGATTACCATTATTAAATGAAATACCAGGCAAAGCTCTAGAGGAGTCTTTCTTTTGAGTGGCAATGTTATTATTAGCACTCATCTGATTATTGTCTGGAATCATAGTAATACTATTTGATTCCTCTTCTTCTAAACTACCTACTACTTTTTTTATGGGTTCAAATATACCTAATTCTTTCTGCTTTTCTTCACTTAAACTTGAGACAGGTATTATCGTAGTGTCATCTTTAAAAGATAAAGTATCTGGCTTATTTTCATTATCAACATCAACATCCTTCTTACCTTTATTTAATATGCTAAAAATTTTATCATTCAAAAATCCAGATGCTTCAGAACCTAACATTGCACCTGCCAGTCCAGACACAATAGTACCAAGAGCATATAAACCACTACCTAAAGGTGGAGCAACACCATTTAACCATATCATTTTTGTTGCAAATAAACTTGAACCTACCGTAAAACCTTTTAATCCACCAAATGTTTCAGCAACAGTTCCAGTTATAGCCTGCACCTCACCCTGTGTTTGATTTCTCTCATTGAATCTCTGCATTGCAAATAATATTTGTACAACTTGATTACCTTTAGTTAAAAATCCCGATCCTGGAATTTTTTTAAAGATATTTGCATTTACATTTGTCTTACCTCCCAATATTTTATTTGGAATAGACGGTGCTTTAAATGAAAACTTTTTATCTATTTTAATTCTTTCTCCAAGTTTTGGAATATCTACATTTGTAAATCCTATCTTATTTGTAAATCTAGTTGCATCACGATTAAATATTTTGTTTATTTTTCTATTTGGAGTAAATCTTTTACCTTTTCCAATGTCATCTGCAAGTTTATTCAAAGTTTTTTTAATATCTGTTTCAACACCCCCTGCTACTATCGCACTAGTTCCCACTGCAGCTGCTGCACCTCCTCCACTTCCTCCAAAGAAACCACTTGGTGCAGCTCGAAATAACCCTGCTCTTAACGCTACATTTTTTAATAATAATCTAAACCCTGCGAGTGTGGTTTTTATAATACCACCGAAAGTGAGTCTTGTAATAATACTTACAAAAGTCCTCAGAGAATTAAAGATAAGTTTAAACCCAACATTGAATGCAGTGAATGTTGCACCTATTGCAAGCAAACCTACGGTAAATTTTAATTTTAATTTGTTTATAAGTTCGGTATTACCTGTAACTAATGCATTTATTAAATCTATTCCTACGTTTGTCAACCATCCTCCCGCTAGAAATAAGAAGAATTTTTGGAAACTGAATAATACTCCTTGTGCCTTTGCAGCAACTCTTTTTAATGGAGTTTGAAGTGCAAATTGTATTTTTTTCTCTAATGCACTTTCTTTTCCTTCTCTTAATCCTTGCTCTGCTAATTGTCTATCTCTATTTCTCTTTGCTTGTTCTCTTTGATTCTCTAATTGTTGACTTAATGCTAAACTCTCTTTCACTCCATTCAATGATGAATTAATACCTACCATAGCATTTGATATCAATTCTAATTGTCTAGAGACATTTCTTAGTTGTAAAGATTGTGTTGTTAATAAATTAGTTGTTACTGGATCTGGTTTTTGAGGTTCATTTTGTCTTCTAGACACAAACATATTAGAAGAAATATTTCTCCTAACAGCTCTTACACCACCTGATATTGGTGATACTAATCCTTTTTCCTCATCCATTACGTTCTTGTTGTGCCTTTAAATTTTCCTCTTCAACATATTGTTGGAGAAGTGAAACGTAAATTTCTCTTTCCCATGGTATCATATTTTCAAGCTCTGTTAAGCTATATTTATGGTGCTGCATCATGGCAAAGTTTAATTTATAGTATGACACTAGATCCTCATGTGCCATACTTACCCGAAAAAATTCTGTAAACCCTCTAAAACAATTTCACTTTCAACTTTTGTATTGGGATTTTTAACTTTTACTTTGTGTGATAATTTTGGCATGGTTTCAAAAAAAGTTTCAATTTCTTTAAATTGAGAGGAATTCATTTGCTCAATAAATTCAACCAATTCTTTTTTTGTACAATCTTCGTGTGTCCAAGATTCCTCCTCAGAGTAAACTTGATCAATGCAAGATGCTATCAATTCAAAAGTATCATCCACCTTTATATTTTCAGCAGTAAAATTTTGATTTATAAATTCATCTAAAGATGGATATCTCATTCTTAAGGTGTAAGTATCATCTAATTCAATATCTTTTTTATGTTTTTTAGATTTATTTACCTTGATACTGTCAATATTAATAGACATGGGAACTTGTGTTTTCCCATCATCAGGGCAAGTGACCATTACTTCAATTTGTTCACCTACAGATTTACCTCTAACATTAAGAAAAAGATATTCAATATCAAAAGTAGATAGTTTTTCAACTTTTATTCCTTTTGTCAAAATACATGCTGTTAAAATATTTTTGATTGCATTTGCAATTTGTGATTGATCCTCAGATTCTAATGCGATGATTAGAATTTTTTCCTCTTTCACAAGGAATGGTCTATATTTTATTTTTCTACCAGATGAAGGTAGAACCAACTCATAAGTTGGAGTTGAAATCGTTGGTAAAGGCATAATATGCTAAACACTTCAGTGTCATTATTTATAGGGGTTATCGTGTACCTTCTCCAATGACTAATCCATTTGAACTACTAGATGTTAAATTTTGTCTACTATTAAGATTTCCAGAACCATTTACATAAGGAAGCGGATTTCCAAATATATTTGAATTTAATGCATCTTCAGTTACACCTGTACCATCTCTAACAGGATTACCTCTACCAAATATCTCATTAAATGCATTACGTAGATCTCTTGCAAGTGAACCTGATTCACCACAGATATACCTATCAAAACTAAAAGTTGCGGATGCTTTTAATATCTGTGAACCTTGATAGGATACTCTTACTGAATTAAGTGATAAAGGAAATAAACCAATAAATCTATATTCTAAAAATTGTTTGTAATTTCTCTCAAATTTAACTATTCTCGTCTCATTTGATTTATATTCTTGAGGATAATGTAATTGAAAATAATGACTATCACCAGAAGAATCTGAACCAGAGGCACCTGTAATGTATTCCATCCAATGTTCAATAAACTTCATTGATTTATATTCATTATCTACATAAAATTCAAGATTTATTTGAGTAAAATTTCTCGTATGTGCAAATCTCTCTATTACACCTTGATAATCTCCACGAGTATCTACTGATGCTAATGCACTACCTGGTAAAACTGCATCATTACATAATAAACCTGCATCTTCGATAATGAAACGATCATCTACACCCTTTCTCCTTAAAAAATTTCTAAGACTAGAAGGGGGTAGTGCAAATCTTACAAAATAATGAGAAGTTTGTGCAACATTCTGCATTCTTGGCAATATATCAGATATTGGTCTTGGTCTTGGTGCTGGCACTCTAAATAAAATTACATATCATACCTATTTAGATGTCATACAAGGGAAAATACTATCCCTCTTATCCCAGAAAATATAAAGGTGATCCAACAAACATCATCTATAGATCATTGTGGGAGAGAAAGTTCATGGTCTATTGTGATAAAAATGATAATATTCTAGAGTGGGCAAGTGAAGAAATCGCAATACCATATCGCTCACCAGTTGATAATCGTGTACATCGTTACTTTCCTGATTTTTATATGAAAGTCAAGGAGAGAGGTGGTAAAATAAAAAGATACGTGATTGAAGTTAAACCAGCAAAACAAACAAAACCACCAATAAAACCTAAAAGACAAACAAAAGGATATATTCGTGAAGCATATGAATATGCAAAGAACCAAGCGAAATGGAAGATGGCACGGGAGTTCTGTGCTGATCGTCAGTGGGAGTTCAAGGTAGTCACAGAAAAAGAGTTAGGAATATGAGTCGTATCGACCCTATAATGAAAAATCTAATCGGGAATGAAAATCCTGATGATTTAGCAACAGATATCTTAGAAGTATTAACAGAAGGGAGTAATATTCCACAGGAGGGAAGTTACTATGTTTTTGTGTATCGTGCAAAAACACCAGGAATACGATATGATTTACATCCATTAGTTGCAGTGACTGATGTATTTCAATGGGGATTTAAAGGTCTCAACTTTCACTGGGGTGAAATGAGACAATATACCTTTGCTGAAATAGTTGGAGGACTTTATGAAGTTGACGAAATGGAGTTAAGAGACTTACGAACAATTCCTTTTGGCAGAATCATACTAAATAGTTGATACAAGTATAAAGGTCGATATGGGATTCAAGAGAGTAATAGGTGGATCAATAGATGCATTAACGTTTGATTTAACTGATTTTGACGGACGGGGAAGGAGTGGAGCAGGATTTCTCAAAAAATTTGCAGGAAGTGATGATTCACCAACAAATACAGATGGTAGTAGTAGCAGTGGTAATAATAGTGATAGTAATACTAATAATAGTCCAGGTAATAATAAAAGAACTGCTAGACAAAGAGTGTTTCCACACCCAAAAGTTATGGGTTATCCATTATCACGAGGACAAAAAGAAAGAACAGGTGATTCATTATTAATAAAATGTTTTGAGTACGTTCCCTCTCAGATAGGATTTACTGGTGAACGAGGTGTTGTTCAAGTTAATAATGATGGTAGACTTTTAGGACAAGATTATGCACAAAAGGATCTTGCGAATGGTAAAGATGGAAAAGCTATATTGACTTTAGTGCCTGGTACGGCCAAATTAAAAAATAAGGGTGCAAGTGATAGAGTAAAGAAAGAGAAACACATATATTATATTGAACTACCGATCCCTCAAGATGTTAATGATGCTAATACAGTAACTTGGGGTGATGATAATATGAATATATTTCAATTAGCAGGATTACAAGCTGCAAACACTTTGATAAAAGATGGCGTAAATTTTCAAGATATGAATCAAAAACTTATACAAGGGTTTTTTAATCAAGGTGAAGATGGTTTTTTTGGTGGTATTGATGAGTCAACACAAAATGCAGTTCGTGCTGCAATTGGTGGAAAAGCTATAAATGCACTTGGTGGACAAATAAATACAAATTCTGCTATTGGAAGGGCAGAGGGTATGATTCTAAATTCAAATCTTGAATTATTATTCAGTGCTGTTAATTTGAGAACGTTCCCGTTTAGTATAAACTTTTCTCCAAGAAACCCCGCTGAAACAAGAATGGTAAAGCATATTATCCGTGCTTTAAAAATGTCGATGGCTGCTAAAAAAAGTGGAAAATTTGTAGAGGCAGAAGGACAGGGAGGAGTATTTCTAAGATCACCTGATATATTTACTTTAAAGTATTTGCATAATGGAGTTCAACACCCTTTCTTAAATAATTTCAAACCTGTTGCCCTAACTGGTATGAATGTAAATTACACAAATTCTGGAACTTATACAACATATGGTGATGGTACTCCAGTAAGCATAAGAATGAATTTAACATTTAAAGAGCTTAATCCAATATATCATGAAGATTATGAAGAATTTAGTGAAAATGACGGTCTAGGAGTTGGATTCTAATGGGTTATTTTAAAGAATTGCCAACAATATTATATCCATCACCATTGGCTCATAAAAATTCAACAGGTGATTATATACAAATATCAAATATTTTTCGACGGACTAAATTATTTGATTATTTAACGGGCAATGTTACTGTTTTTAACAAGTATATTATTGAAGATGGCGAAAGACCTGATACAATCGCTAATGTATTGTATAAAAATTCAAAATTTGATTATGTTGTAATAATTGTAGCAGGTATTACAAATATAAATCATGAATGGCCATTACAAGACTTTCAAATGTATAATTTTGCTTTGAACAAATACGGATCAGAGATTGAAATGAATAAAATTCATCACTATGAAACCTTTGAGATAAGTGATAGTAATAATCGTCAAATTTTACCACCTAATTTAATTGTAGATGAAACTTTTAAAATTGATGGAAGTTCTGTAAGATTTGGTGGTAATCGATTTATCCTTAAATCTGAGGCGGGAAATAGACAATTAGATGATAAGTTTGAGTATACTGTATTAACTGATAATATTGCAAGACCTGTTACTAATTTTGAATTTGAAATAAATGAGAATGAAAAAAGAAGGGAGATTGACGTATTAAAACAAGGGTTTTTACAAACATTTATTAACGATTTAAGAGATGTTTCAAGATATTCAAGAAGTTCCTCATTTATAACTGATAAATTGGCAAGAACAGAGATAGGCGATTTAACAACATAAAAAAAGGGGGTCGTTTGACCCCCGTGTAATTATTCTTCCGCTAGTTTTTGGAAGTACGATAATGCATCGTCATCATCATCTTCATT